TAAAAGTAGATTATAAGAAGTTGCTGCATCGTTACGCATTTGTTGAATCCAACCTGTTCCACTATTACCATCTAAGCCAAAATACATTCCCCACAACGTGTTTGCAGATGATAAAAGTAAATTCGAGCTTGTATTATTACTACCTAGTATTGGATATCCACCATTTATAGCAGACTGTAATAATGTTTTTGGTGAGCTTGTTCCTATACCAACTTTACCGTCACTATGAATACGCATATGCTCAGAGCCATCAATTCCTAGTTTTATAGGTTGTCCGTATGAAGTAATTAACATAGGTCTTCCACCACTACTTTCAATTCGGTTATGAACCGTGTCCCATTGACCAAACTGCAGGTTACCTCCGGTAGAACTCTGGATTCTAAAAGCAGTCTCTGAAGTATATAGATGAAGTAACCCTGTTGGACTACTTGTTCCTATGCCTACATTGCCACCAAAAGGGTTAATAGCCGTAGTAACGTTACCAAGAGAGTTAATCCCCATGTAATTACCGCTTCTACCCCACCAGATGTCACCTTTGATGGTAGTATTATCATAGAGTCTTACAAAAGGATCTCCGCTAGTAATTGTAGAAACTCCAATACCTCTGCTACCTGTACCGCTAATCATTAACTGTTCGTTAGTTAACGACCCTAAATAAAGATTAGTAGCAGTGACTGAACTAGAAAACGTGGCTGCACGATTAGCTGCTATAGTAAGAGCAGCACTTCCTCCATTTTCAATATGGAGATCAGAGCCGTTTGAGTAAATTGTAGCATACGTAGTAGACCCATTATTAGACTGAAAACGTAATGCAGAATAATTATCTCCACTTCTACCTCTTAAAGCTATTGCTGTAGAAGAAGAAGGAGCAATAACTGATAATGTGTCAGTAAACGTAGCACTTGTACCAGATAAAGAACCAGTTAACGTACCACCTGATAAAGGAAGCTTAGTAGCTACCTGAGTACCTACATAAGACTGTGTAGCATAGGTTGCACCACCCGGACCTATAAGAGATCCGGTTAACACAATGTTACCGCTACCATCTACTGAGAGGTAATTAATAAGAGAGGCAAGGTTTGTATTCTTTGACATGTGTTATTTAGCTAATTATAAAAACTGTACAATGATATCATCAGGATTAATCTGATAACCGTTACCACATGAAATATCCACAGTTACTGATGGGTGTATCATATATACTCCTGAAAAAGTCCATGTTGCTCCTTGCGTTCCTCCATCTGGCGAAGCTGCAGTTAAAGACATAGATGGGCCATTACCAGCATTTATAGAATTAACATGACTACTAAACCCAGGGTTAGAATAATAAGCTCCTGCGGTATGATATGATCCACCTGCAGATGCTAACTTAATATCATAAGTAACAGAGCCCCAGTCACGTTTATTAAAGATTACTTTAACTTGATTAAAACCTCCTGCTTGTCCATGGACAGTCATTACTTTTCTCCAAGTCTGGGAATAATTAGAAATAGCAACAGGTCCTACAACATGAAGTCTGGCAGCAGGGCTTGTAATACCTACACCTACGTTGCCTCCATTAGTAATCCGCATACGTTCGCCATTAGTAAAATTTGCTGCATTGGTAACAAAAAGAATATCAGCAGCTTGAGCTGAAGCTAAAGCAATAGCATTGTTAGAAGTGCTTATTCCATCTGTTCCCAACCAGTTAGCTTGACCTAGGTAAAGTCTAACACCTCCACTATTTGATATATTAATTCCACCACCACCCGTTCTTCCACTGTCAAAACGAGCAATAGAGCCTCCTGAAGTATAAATATCTAGGGGGAATCCTGGTGTAGTAGTTCCAATACCTACATTACCTTGACCGTTTACCGTAAAGTAAGTAACATTATTAGCTTGGTTATTTACTCTGAAAGCTACATCATTTAAGTTAGTGCCCCCTCTAACAATCATACCAAAGGAACCACTAGCAGTACTATGGGCGGTAGCAGAAATTGCCCAGTTGTTAGCAATACCTTGAACCTCCAATCTATTGCTTGCGTCTGTTGTTGTACCTAGTAATAAATTACCTAGCCCATTAATTCTAAACCTTTCAGCAGTTGTGCCGCCTCCGTCACTTACCAGGAATCTGATATTATTGTTAACTGAACTACCATCTGAGTGAGTGTGAGCAATTTGATGCTTTCTTACTGTAGCATAGCCAGCCTCGGTAAATGTCATATCTCCAGTAATATGAAGCTGACTTTGTGGATTAATTAGACCTATACCAACATTATTAGCGTTAGTAATAACCATCCCAATACTGCCTGCTACATAGTTATAAAACTGTAAATACCCTGTTGAGGTGTTGTACGCTATATTAAATTTGTTTACATCAGACTGCTGAAAAACTAAAGAAGACTGACTGGCTGAGTTAAGCCAAATCTCATTTTGAAATTTAGCTGCTCCGTTAACATCAAGCTTATATCCAGGAGAAGTTTGTCCTATACCTACATTTCCGGTGGTTCCATTAATGACAATACCTAAAGCAAGACCTCTTAGATGCAGATCATGATAGGTACCTCCTGTCTGTTTATAGGATACTATTTGAGCAATGTTATCAGAGTCCTGTATAACCACCCCCGCTGTAGTCATGTCAAAGGCTCCTTGACCTACTGTATGTAAGGCTCTTTGTGGGGCAGTAGTACCTATACCAATCCTACCTGATGAATCTACATTCAGGAAGTTAGTCAGGCTATATAGGTTAGATATCTTTGTCATGGGTTATTTAGTAAATGTTTGTGCTATCCAGGATAAAGTAGCTTCATCCCAAGTGTAAGAATTATCAACATCATCAGGACAAGGTGTTGGTGGATTCCACATACATGTTTCATCATTCAGTATCCAAGACGGATAAGGTTGAGGAGGAATAAAAGCATCTAAAGCCTCATCATAAGAATAACCTACAGCTGCGTAATTTTTTCTTAACGGAGTTCCTCCCAAAACATGTATACCTTCTCTTGTATTATAAGATGTCTGAATCCACATAGTTGTGTCTCCAACCGCTCCTGAGTCAATAAATTCTTGATCAGCCACAATGACTTGCGTAACTATTCCATTTTCTATTTTTGCAAAGTGTGCCATATTATGCTGTAAATGTTCCTGATGATGTAAACGTGTGATAAGTAAATCCTCCACTAGATGTTACAGTTCCACCTGTTCCTCTTTGTGCTCCAGCGTAGCGAATAATAACTATACCTGAGCCACCATTTTGACCTCCTTGTAAATATCCAGCTCCTGCAGCACCACCACCTGTTCCTGTGTTAGGATTTCCAGCAGTAGCGTTTTCTCCACCTTCTCCAGTAGTACCGCCACCACCTGTTGATCTTGATCCACGACCTCCGTTAACACTATTATTTCCTCCAGCAGCATTGTCTACAACACCAGCACCTCCACCGCCTCCGCCACCACAGGCGTAGACAACTCCGTTGAACCAGGATAAACCGTTTCCACCTAGACCTCCACGAGAACCAGGTACAGCTGTACCACCTGTAGTATTAGCACCTCCACCTCCGCCTCCTGAACGTGTTGATCCATTTGATCCACCGTTGTTTCCTTGGCCTGGAGTTGCTACACCAACTGGATAACTTCCGCTGTCTCCTCCTTTACCTCCACCTGAGCCTCCATTGCTTGCACCAGTTGTGTTAGATTCTTCACCTTGTCCTTGTCCTCCACCTATTGATACTAAACCAAAAGCTGAACTGAATGCACCATTAGATCCTGGGAGACCTCCTCCATCAGCAGCTAATCTACTTATACCACCTGCGCCACCGGCACCGATAACAACACTGTATGTAGATCCTGATGTAACTGCAGAAGCACCGGCTAAATAACCACCAGCTCCTCCTCCTGCACCACCGCCACCATAACCATTAGACATCTCGGCTCCGCCTCCTCCTCCGCCTCCTCCAACGATAAGCATATCAATTGCGTAAAACGTATTTGGTGCATACGTTGTGCTGTCAACAGAACCATCTGCTTTTAAGAACTGTGAAGAGGTGCCGCCAGTTCTGATTATAGAGGTTGCTGTTACAGAAGATGAAAATACCCCAGCACCACTTTGAGTTATACGAAACCGCTCCACTAAACTTGCAGAAGATCCTGCTGTTCCACTGACTGCAGTTAAAAACTTAATCTCTCCTAGTGCAGAATCCAGATGTATACGAGCAGCATACTGAGATACAATATAGTTACCAGAAGATGTTCTGTTACAATCAATGTATCCACTATTTATGTCGTGCATGAAACCAAATACTCTACCTAACTGTAAAGTGGTGTCTGGAGAAGTAGTAGCAATTCCTATTCTACCTGATGAATCAATACGCATCCGTTCAGTAGGAGTTGTTGGACCAGCACCTGTTCCTTTTGTCCAGAATGTTAATGCTGTCTGATAGTCAACTGATGAGTTAGTTCTATAAGAACGAATAGCAGACGTTGCTTTGTCAGTTCCTGATTCAAAGTTTATACCTACATAGTAATTACCATCATTTAGGTTTCTTACAGTTAGTGGAGTGTAATCAATTGGTCCTGCTAAGTTTGCAGCACCAGCTTTGATAGCACCATTTAATTGTAATAATGTTACACCATCATCTACAGGAAGGAAGCTCGGTCCACCAGGACCCATTAATATTTGTCCGTTGGATGTTATCTTAATCCCATCTCCTTGATATCCTCCAAGGGCAAGGTCTGTGTTAGCACCTATGGTGACGTTTTCATATCCATACAAAACTGTTCCATAAGCTACGCTATGATAGAATTGCATCTTATTGACACCAGCATTTTGTAATGTAATTACTGAATTATTTGTACCATTGATTGTAATACCTCCTCCATTTGCTCCAGCATTAACTGATGTAGTATTAAATCCATAGAATCCTGTCCCGCTGTCATAAAGTCCACTATTGGCAACAGTGCCGCTTGCAGTAAACTTAGGTACATAATTAGCTGTACCGGATCCAGATACTCCTGTAACAGAAGCATTGTACCGGATAGCTTGCACCTGGTCTCCTACTGCTGAAGCAAAGGTTAGTACAAAAGTAGTTCCGTTGGTAGCTGTAAATTCTGAGCTGGTTAGTTTAGCACCGTTGACAAAGACATCGAGTAACCCAACTGTGTAGCCTCCAGATACCGTAAAGATTGTCTGTCCGGCTGTAGCTGTATAGTCAAGTACATCTCTGGATGTAGGCAGTGCAGCAACCGTAGCTGTATAGTTAAGAATGCTTACTATGTCTCCTGCAACACAGGCTACACCAAGGACTACTGTAGTACCATTTGTAGCTGTAAAATCTGAAGGCGGATACTTAACACCGTTTACGAATACATCTACCAGTCCTACTACATATCCACCGGTTATAGTAAACGTAGTCTGACTAGCAGTAGCTGTGAATGTCTGTTCAACACGTGCAGCAGAAGATGGAGCAATCGTCCAGGACCGGTTAGCTGATAAATCAAAGGCAGTACCATTAATAGTAAGCGTCCGGGATGTTGGTACATACGAAGACAAATCACTTGCCAGAGCCAAAGTACCAGAGGCGTCAGGCAAAGAATATTCCCTGTATGTTGTTAATAAGTTATTCTTAAGAATAATACCTTTTGTAAATCCACCAAAGAAGAATCCGATTCCATTTGTTCCGTAAGCATTTACGCTAGTATATCCTGCTGAAGCTGCGTTAATGCTAGTCGCGTGCTCAAAATATAATCCTCCACCTATACTTCCTGTTTTAGCAAGATAAACATAACCACCAAACACACCATAAGAACCTAGTTGAATTCCACTGGTTGCTCCGTTATAAGGAACATACGCAGTGTTGTCATAAGATATAGTCGTACCTGATATCTTAACAAAACCAGTTCCTGATAAAGATGCCTGTTTAGCATTAAGTGCTGTCTGTAAATCAGTCTGGTTAGACAGGGTCCCTGTAATAGCCCCCCAGGTACCGCCTACTGTAGGAGAAACCTCAATGTAGGCAGATCCGCTCCAACGGTAAATTTTATTTTCTGTTAAGTCTACATAGATCTTACCAGCCTCTCCCGTACCAGGAAAACCTGCCAGGTTTGTGTACTCCAGGATATCATCTACATAAGAGGGTAGCTGAGATGCAGGTATTTTACCACCTGAGTCCAGGGAAGCATAACCATTATTAACGCCTTTGTTAGCTGCGTTCTCAGGCGTAAACTCAAGTGCATTAGTAACATCTGTTGATGTAAGGGAGATCGCGCCTGTACGGGTGTTAAAACTAGTTACATCGGCAGCAATAGACCATGACCGGTCTGCTGATAAATCATAAGTTACTCCATTAATTGTGAGAGTACGAGCATTTGTAACTGGAGTATAAGTTAATGCAGTAGTAACATCTGAAGAACTCAGTGTTATAGCCCCTGTGCGGGTATTAAAAGAAGTAACACCTCCTTGATACTGGGGAATGTTTAAGACCCCTGTAGTGGAGTTATAGGTAGCTGCTCCGGATGTTCCTGTAGTAGTCAGTGAGATAGCCTCACGAGCGCGCGCGTCCGTGTAATATTTATTGATTGCACCTTCTCCAATTTGATCACTGGTTACTACAAAACCCTGGCTTAGAGAAGAATAGATAATGACATCCAGAATGTCCCCTAAAGAAGCGGCATCTGTTAGAACAACAGTTGTGCCGTTAGAAGCAGTATAAGAATCTGAGTTGAGGTAGGATCCATTGACAAAGACATCAATTAGCCCCACACCATAACCGCCTGAGACAATAAATGTAGTCTGTCCGGCAGTAGCAGTAAATGACTGAGATGACTTAAGACTTCCGTTAGCAGTAGCTCCAACAAATGTTCTTACCCAAGAGGTTGAAGCCATCTTAGCTGAATTGTCAGATCCTGACTCAGTAACACCTGTAATAGAACCGGACACCAGGAGGCCGTTCTTTATCTTAAATTCATTCATTAGTTATCTGTTTTCACTGTCCAACAGAAAAGTTTTAATGTTATATAGCCCTTGTAGAGACTATGACGGTAAAGCCCGTAGAAGCTGCTACCGCATTTAAACTGATGTTACCACTTGAAAGGGTAACGGTAAAAGTCAGGTCTGTAGTAGACCCAATATCATTAGAGAGTGTCTCGTAAGACTCTACATCTGTACCGTTTGTAATGGCTACCACTGAGCCCACACGGACATTGGTGCCTTTTTTTACCACGTAGTCAAAGAAGACTCCTGTGTAAGTTGTAGCCGATACTGCCTTGACAGACGTTGTACCTACAGCCAGTGAGGCCGTACTGTTCTTATCTGCATCTACAGCTCCTTGTAAAGACCCTGTAGGAATAGCCTGAACACCCAGGATACCGTTACTGTCTGCAACCATCATTCTGGTTCCTGTACCACTAAGGTTTCCAATCTTTACCAGACCTGTAACCAGGTTCATTGCATAATGCGTAAGTCCTGTTGAAGAGGTAACTGTAGGATTATAGTAAAACCCGGTAAAAGTGGACGTACTTAATGTATAGTTTAACGTAGGCATCATGTTGATACCGTATTGATTCATACCTACTGTTGGCACCGCGTTTTGTCCAAAAGCATCAGTGGTAAATAACTTCATCAGTGACATTTCGCCACCGTAGACCGTACCATTGTTACTGTACGCACCATTAAATGCAAACACCGCTTTTATAGCAGCTGATGAGGCAAATCTTAAATCCCCAACAAAAGTAAGAGCATGTGCTCCTGCTGCATTATAGGTGTTTTGTTTGGTCCATCCGTCAGCTGTATGGGATATGTACATCTGATCACGGAAGGCATGTGCACCTGTGCGTATCTCTATACCCGAAAATATACCCTGAACACGGACAGTTCCATTAACATCCAGCTTAAACCCAAAGTCTGTAGGCTGGTTTATACCAATGTTACCATTGTTCCTTACCTCAAGTAAATTAGTCGGAGTAACAGCGTTATTCTGAACAGTTAACCCACCACGAAATAAAGCACTTGAAAGAAACTTCAACATTTACATACACGGACAAATGAACTTATTTCTTAATTACCACGCGGTACTGGTCTGAAGTAGGAGCTACTGCAAAACCTACGGTTACAACGTTCACAGATGTTCTTACCACGTCCGTGTATACAGTTTCTCCAGTTGCATTCTCATATACCTCCACTACTACATCTTTGGTGTTCAAATTATGAGTAATGGTATAAGAGGTAGAAGAACCTGTAAGGTCTACTGCGTATCCACCTGTACGGTTATCTAGTAATGTCTTTAACTTAAGCGGGGTAACAATGCGCGTATCGTCAATACCGTTGTTTACCTCACCCTGGTCAGCGATCTCTGCCAGACCAACTCTTGATTCAGTAGCTGTTCTGCCTGCTAATTTAGCTGGAGTAACTGCAGCTGTATCGTTTGTACCATCATTAGTCTCTGTCTGTGTGGCAATCTCTACCAGACCAAGTACAGTTTCTGTAGCCTGAGTACGATTTACTTCTAACTGAATCCAGTCAGATGCAAGTGTTTCAGAAGCATTGTCAATCTTGGCAATGATAACATCACCTACGTTAAAGGCTACACCACCCGTAGTACCTGCAACCGTTACATACCAGTAATCTCCTTTCTTTGTACCAGCAACAGGATCTGTGCCTACTGGAAAGTATCCGCTTGATGCAGCCCAGGCTCCTTCAAGGTTACCAAGACCACCAATAACACTATCAACATAAGTCTTGACAGCTGAAGATGTAGCAAGCGTTGTTGATGAAGAACTTGCCAAGTCTGTAATTACAGTTACCTCAGCAACGTCAGCTGTAGATCCGGAAAGGTTACCTAGTACTTTAAGACCGGCAATCTGTTGGATCTTACCTAGTGTTACTGCATTAGCATTGATCTTTACAGTTGTTACTGCTCCATCATTAAGCTTAGATGTAGTTACACCAAAGTCTTTAATACGGACCGCGTCCCCAAAGATCTCCAGCGTAACGTTGTCAACGTTAACATCCAAGGTGATCACGTCACCAGAGGCAGAAGTGGAAGCGATAAGGGCTGCTCCACCTATTACGTCCTGAAGATCACCAGACATGTCTACCCAGGCACTCCCGTTGTAGAAATACATACGGGAATCTGTAGTGTCATAATACACTTGTCCTGTTACAGGAGAAGAAGGAGCCGAAGCCAAGTTCTGAATAGCTACATTGAGTATCTGATTCTTGGTGAGGTCAATACTGGTTAAAAATTTCTTTGCCATGTTAGGTCGAGGTTACTAGTTTAAGTATGCTTTACCGCTGAAAGCACTTGAGAAAGTTACTGTCAGGGTGTTAGTGTTAGTATATTGTATATCTCCAACAACTTCTGTATTAGCAGAATCTACCACTGTCACAGAAGGATATTTGTTAAGGCTGTGGTTAATTGTCCAAAGTGTAGCAGGAACTCCCTGGTTATAGATATAAGCATGTTCCCAAGTAGCGGAAAGTGTTGTGCCATCTTCCCTGGTAAGGGTGATTACTTTTTGAGTTTCATTAGTAGTAACTGATAAAGCTCTTATAATCTGGTTATAAGCCTCAGTCCAATCTGCATAATCAGTGTTATTAACGCCTATAAATTTCCAGTCATTACCATCCCAGGCATAAAGGTTAGCCTCTGTTGTGTCAAAGCAAATAATACCCTTGTCATTAATGTTGTAGGAGGACACAAGTGCTACCCGCTGTGATGTCGTAAGAGGAAATATCTTAGCATCCAGCAGACTGTTTTTGACCAGGTCTACATCATGGTAATACTTAACTGATGGCATTAGGATAGGTATGCTTTACCGGCAACAGCCGAGCTGAATAATATGCGCAGGTTGTTACTGTCTATAACCTCAATTACGCCACTGATATCATTGCCAGCCGTATCTTCTGCAAATACAGCAGGTACACGGCCCATGTTGTGGTTAATAACCCACATCAGTGCCGGTGTTGGCTGGTCAAATACAAATGAACTGTTCTGGTTAATGGTAATAGAAGGGTTCAGGTTGATCCGGGTAATAGCTCCATTGGCATTTACCTGGATAATATTCTGTTCCCCTGTTGTGTATTCAAAGGACACACCTAAGTTGTCCGGACTGTTTGGGTTACCATAAGCAAAGCCATCCCCTTTGGTCTCAAACAACAGCTCTGAATTATAAAGCTGTGTAGGAAGCCAGGTACGGTACTGCACGTTAGGATCGCTCAATGCTCCTGCATCATCTTTTGCCTGCCAGTCCACTACGCTTTTCTTCACCTGTGCCATTAAAGCATAGTCATCAGGAAACGCTTTGCCTAAGCCATATCTGGCCTGGCGAAACTTAGCAAAGATGGAAGTGGCATAGTTCTTATAGATCTCCACTTTCTTAGGCAGCAGGTTCTTCATTATTGTGGATTACTGGCAGTAAGCTGTTGTAATTGTTGTTGAGCGTAAAGGTTCTGCTCATATTGACCGTGGCAGCTTGAACATACATTCACTCCGTTAGAAGCTGTTCTTTGTTGGCATCCACAGGTGATGACAGCACCGCAATTAGGGCAGGTAACAGTTGGTTGTTGATTATCCATGTTGGTCTTGGATTATAGGGTTAGACTTAGCAAAAATCTCCGAACTGCTCGGCGTAAGCATTGAGCTTTTTCTGAGCATATATCAACAGCTCCATACCTTCTTCAGGCTGGTGGCAGTATTCTACTTTTACTTTGGCAGCGTCAATGTAGCCTTTGATGGTGTTGAGTTCTGAGAACTTCTTTCTCACATCAGCATCCGGCTCTGCACTGTTGATCTCCAGCTTGCAGAGTTCATTGAAATATTTATTCAATGTCTGAGTTACCCGCAGGTGGTTATACTCAGATAATACCTGGGTATTAGGAGCCACTGAATACCTGATTACATAAATACCGTCAGGGATGCACATAAGGCTATCTCCACACCCGGATTTTTGTAAACCCAGGGAACAACCGTTAAGAACAATGTTGAAAAAAGGCAATACTTCTATGTTCACAGGCAGGTTAAAGCCTGGAGAAGTAATCTGCAAAGTGCCGCATTCTTTATCTAAGCCCTCAGCATAGGTGCTGGTATCAAATATCCTGAGCACTTTACAGTTGTTGGTATCAGGAGTCTCAAGGCTTAATTGATGTTTTAAGGCCATTGTTTTCTATAAGGTAGGTTGGAAAATAATCAGAGTTGTACTCAATAATAATATACCAAAAATTGAGCAGGATTCCAAAAGAAAAAGGGTGAAGACAATGTCCCCACCCTTTTCTCAGAGTTTCAAGTTAGCCTATTGAGCAGACTCCAAAGTCACAGCACCAGCTCCTTGAGCAGCAGCAGCAGCCGCAACTAAGAAATCAGTGATAGAAGTTGTAGCTGTTCCAGCAGGCACGTTGATAGTGATCAAGTACTGATCATTGTCAAATGTGCTTGATGGGTTGTTGAAACGAGGTACATTGTGAAGTACCAATACTTGATCATAAAGACCAGCACGGTTAACTTCTTGCCATACCGGATTAGCTTCGATCTCACGCATACGTAAGAAGTCTACGTGTCCACCATCTGGGAAAGCCTCTTGACGATACTTACCATCCAGGATTAAATCACGCAATACTGTCTCACCTACACCAGATGCCTGGTTAGCAACCTGAGTCTCAGATACTGCAATACCATTTACAGAACAAGCTTCACCTGAATCATCTACGAAAGATGCATAGATGTAGATTGGCTCTAAATCATACTTGTCAGTCTGAGTGAAAGTAGCGTTAGAGAAAGTTGTGTCTACGTATGCACCTACTAGGTCCATGTGTGCTTTGATACCAGAGATACCAGAAGTAGCAGCTGTGTAAGTAGCACCGTCTACCAAAGCAGAGAATGTTACCGCAGCACCGTTAGCAATCGTAGCAGTAGCTGATAATGTTACAGAAGTTCCAGATACAGCAGCTACAGTAGTTCCTACTGCAACACCGATACCTTCTACTTTCTGTCCTACAGCGATACCTGTTCCAGCAGCAACTGTCAATGCAGTTGAGTTAGATACAGCAGCAGCAGCAGTAGTTGCAGCAGCTTGCTTGTATACTTTAGCCTGGATAAAGTCTTTCAATAATGGGTAAGTGTTTACTTGTGCAGCCCATTGGTTAAGGATAGCAACCGGATCTACCGTGTTAGTAGTACCAGCAACTGCATCACAACCAGAAAATGCATCCAGTGTGCGGTACAATTGGTGTCCTAAGAAACGTAAAGCAGGTGAACCTTTGATGTCAAGGCGTAAGCGGTACGTGTTGTCTGAAGTGAACAATTCACCGTTAGCAGTCACCTTGATGATGTTATTCTTAGCAGCTTTAGAAGCAACTTTGATAACACGTGAGATGTACTTAGGGTTGATTGTCTTAGTCTTTACAGACTCCTTGTAACCACCGTGTACAGGGCCGATCTTGTCTTGTGCAAACCAAGATCCCTGAGCAAAAATAAATGGAGCAATGCTTCCAGTTGAAAGAGCAGCAAAGCTCTTAGAGTCAAAGAAACCTACTTGACCTGCAGTCAGATCAGCCGTGCTTCCTGAAGTTCTTAAAGTGGTAGTTTTTACCAGGTAAGACTTCTTAAATGCATTAGGAAAATACATAGGGTTTAAGAATTAAGGGTTATAAATAAAAAAATAAATTACTTTAGGAATAGGAGCTTGTACTTGATGCTGTTGACAGTTGATTTAACCATGTCCAGGTCATTGGCAATCTCACTATGTGGCATCATACCTTGCAGGTCTGTTACCATGTTGTTGATCTCCCGGCAGTAGGCCAGGGCATCTTGTACAGAGTTCAGCACTCTGGGTGCTTCATCTGTGTAGGTTAACAGCTTTTCAGCTGCTCCCTGGAACTGTTCTGCCAGTGTATCTGCATGCCCTGGTAGAGCATCATACAATTCATTGAGGGCAGCATGTCCGGCAAAAGAACCAATACCTGTAATCTTGAGGTGCAGTTTGTGAAAACTGGTAGCTCCGTTCATAAGCTCACTAACCAGTGACGCTGTTTTGGTTTCCAGGTTGCCTCCTGGTCTTTGTAGCTTTTGCATGTTTAACTATTTCGGGTGCCTGCTTGTACTTCTCTTTGGTACTGTGTAATACTCTCTATGTCTCCGGCTAAAATGGCAGCTGCTTCATCACAGATAATCTCACCAATTTCATCTTTGAGTTCACAGATCTGATTGTACTTGTAGGTTTTTCCAGTCTCAATGTCCATACACCCGGCAAACTGCACGGGGCGTGGCTTTCTGTAGTAGACAAGTTTTGGTTTAATGATGTTAAACTTACCTCCTGTGTAGATCCGGATCTTGTTCTCAGCAATGGTGGCAAAGGTTTCTCCCCACTCAAAGGAAGGACCCTTAAAATTATCCTGCAGTAACTCATCTGCGTTGCCTTCTTCTGCCAGGTAAACACTCATGATACGCTCAGGGCAGCAGTCTGTTAAAGCTCTGGAGCTGACCAGGACAAACTTCATATAGTCATCCGGCACCTCTGTGCTTTCAAAATAAAGTTCTCTGTCTCTGCCGCCAATGAACCGCTCTTCCATGAGCATCTGCAAGTCAGAGATGGTAGCCGTTGTCTGCTCAGGTTGTGCCTGGCGGGAGTTAAGTCCCAGCAACTGGCGTCTTACCCACTCTAACTGAGCCTTGTTAAACGCTTCCGCAATTACCCAGCACTCCAGATTATCATAGTCAAAGGAGGCTAGTTTGTTTAATCTCTGCTTTATCTTGATCTGTAGAAGGGTGTTGTTCATTGCTTGTAAAAAATGACCTGGGTGCTGTTCTTACGGGAAGCAACCCAGGTACTGTTATATGCTTACTGTTGCCAGTATTGTTCTACTCTTCTTGTCAGTGAAATCAATACAGACTCATTCAAAGGGTTCTTCAGGAACTCTACTACATCAGAGACATTTCTACCCATCATGGTAGAGCTCTCCAGGTCATAGATAAATCCGTCAGACTTGTTTGCAATGAACTTGTAATAGGTAGAGTCCTTTACAATAGCACGGATCTTTAAGCTCTCCATGTCAGCATTAGCTGCCTCCAGGAATTTCTCAGCGGTTCTGCGCTTGTCCTTGTCTACGGATTCACCGTTGATGAACTTATCCATGTTGTCATAGGTCAGGTCATTTGGTGTACTCTTTCTATACTGGGCACTGTTTACGTCAAGCACTTTTGCTACGTAGAACAGTTTGTTCTGATTTTTGTCAAATAACTTCTGAAGTTCTGCCAGCGCTTTGTTACGTAGCTTCTTAACTTCTGTCTTAGTGGATGCTGTCTCCTCTAAACGGTCTAAGTAAAACTTAGGTGGCACTGCGCGGCTTCTGGCATCATCTAATGACTTTGCCACAATAGAAAACCCTCCGTTCTCAATGGCGTATAACCTGATAAGGTCATAAGGGTCTTTGTCTGGTTCTAAGAACACCGGCTCATTACCACAACGTATCTTCACCTTGTCCCAGAAATCTGAGTTGTTAGGTTTTAGCAGTTGTAACTTATTCCAGAAGTCTGCATCTGCAGGATCAACTGTGTTAGCCGCCAGTTCTTTTTCCAGCTGAGCTACAACAGCTCTGATTTGTTTAACCTTAGCTACCTGCTCTTCTCCATTTAGATCTTTAATCTCCGGAGCATATTCATTAAGACCTGTGAGGTATCTCTTGATACCGTTGATCTCCAGACAAGCCAGTTGCTCTTCGTGAAAAGCTCCTTCAAACAGGGATAACCCGTATTTCTGAAGACCCATGTTATCTACATTGGGATCAAAGTATGGTCTGATAGAAATAGAAGACCGCTTGTTTTGTGGGTATTTCTCCACAATAGTTACTGAACTCATGCTGTTGGTTGGTTTTGGTTTATATACAAGACATTAGTCCACCATCAGTGAGTATAGGCTACGCTCTGTCAAGTCCTCCGGGTTCTTCTGTGCTCTGAGCTCAGCTTTAGCCAAATCTGCTTCTGTAAAGAGCAAACACTTGGGGTTCTTTCCAGCAGCATCCTTCACCCAAATGGCGAAGTAGGCATCATTGACATTGGGATAGTTCACCTTCTTGGTGTTCTTTACCTTAACAAGTCTTCCTAGTCTGGTACTTTTCATTGATGTTGGATTTTTCTTCTGTCCCTGTAAAGAGCTGCAAACTCTAGTGTTTCAGTGTGCTTACTACAGGGGGTCCTGGGATACTATCCACAGGAGGGGCACTTTGTTTGGTCATTCCCTGGGGAGTATTTCATCCCCAGGTAAGACCTATGACTAGAATGATCCGCCAGTAACTGGGTTTCTCATTACAATCTTCAATACTTTAGTTGGATCTTTAACCCAAACAGCAGGCATTGTCTGCGTCATGAACACACGGTATCCATTGAACTGTCCAGATGACTGGAAGCCTTGTGAACGACCCATGTAATCCATTGTACCGTTTTGGTAGAACCACTTCAATTGATTATCCCAGCTCAACTTCAATAAGTAAATATTGTCATTGTTATTATCTGTGATATCAAAGATGATGAAGTTGTAAGATGATAATGGGAAGCCATCAATGATAGGGTTCTCAATATCATTTGTGTGAATGTTGTCAAACGCAGGGTTCAATACAAACTTCACGTTAGCCAAGAATGGAATAACGTATTGAGTGTATGCAAAACCAAAGTTCAAGTCCATTCCTTTACCAGTGATAGCACCTACTTCAGAAGCATTGATTACCAAGCCAGAGTTGATTGCCTCTTTCTTGATTGCTTCGTTGATAAGCTTCATACCACCTAAACCAGTTTGTACAACTAGCTCACGCTTAGGATCTGGTCCTTGGAAATCAACTTTACCGTTGAAGAAGTTGAAGATCTCAGATTTGAACAAGTCAAGGTTGAATGAACCTTTGTTGTAGATACGCTTGTATGAGTTGTCAAGTTGTTTCCAAAGACCCACTGATAAGCGGATATCATCTGGTCCATCTTGCTTCACACGTCCACCTTGTCCCCACATTAAGTAAGTCTCAATGTCAGTAGAGATTTTGCTCAAGTGAGCAGCTTCTAAAGTTGTTAAGAAAGTACGAGTCAATTGACCGTTCTCATAAGCCTTCTTCACATAGTCCTTACCCATCTTAGTCGCTAAGCCGTTAAGGTCTGTGATAGCCGGATCAATGCTCTTGTCAAATGAACGCCATAACTCAACAACTGGTACAGTACCATCAGCCTTCATACCACCCTTCATCATCATGTCTGCACGAGATGAGATAGAGTAATGTACGTGTGCTTCAGCACCACCTACGTAGTTGTAGAATTCACGGAATCCTGCAGATACTGTTCCTAAGTCAGAGAAACGCTCACCGTATTCACCACGAGCAGAACCCTTACGGAATACCTTTGTACCAGACTTCAAATACTTGTTGTCTAAGAACTTAAGGTTGTCATTGTTTACCAATTGAACTGTGTAGATGAAACCGTCACCAGCAGGGATAATATCGTCTGCAGTGATGTACATCTCAGCACCATTGTATTTGTCATAAGTGATGATATCACCATGTCCAAACTGACGCTTGTTCAACTTGATCTTGAAAGTTTGACCATCTACACCTTTAGTGGCGTTAGCTGATTCAATATCTTCAGTGATATAAGGAAGGTCCTGTGCTACAGGAATCTGCCACTTATACTCACCACGTGCGTTATCTACCGAGATAACATTTTTGCCTCCGAATGATGACATCTGGTACAAAGGCATTTCTACCTTTTGTGCCATTGCCCACAGATCCACAGGACCTAAGTCCATTGGTTCTGCACTCTTCAGCAGGTTGGATAAATGGTATGAGTCTACGTGAGACGACGCTGCGTAGGTCGTGTCGCGTAAGAATATACCATTATTCAATACTGGAGTTGCCATGTTAATTGAAATGTTTAGGGTTAAGGATTATTATAAACTGTTACTATCTTCTAAAAATGTTAGTACTGCGTGGGATCTTGCGGGCAGTGCTTCTTGATGCAGGCTCATCGCTGTCATCAAATGAAGTGGAGGTTTTACGGGCCTGCTCTGTCTTTAATTGTCTCACTGTGGCTTCAACAGCTTTGCTGCTGCCTTGCTTTCTTAATTGCTCTCTGTATGCATCCGGATCTGATAATAACCAGAGTGCTTCAGCAATAAGCGGGTAATTGGGCTCAACAAACTGATGCTTCTCTAAAAGGTGACCTAGTTGGTTGGTTGGTCTGCCGGAGATAGATGGGTAGTTGGGTTGTACCAGGCCGGTGTATAAAGACGCTTGTGTCTTCTTGTCCAGTTTTAAGCCATTGATTTCTGCTGCTCTTAATGCTTCAAAGACATTGTCCATATAAGCTTGTGCAGCTTGTTGCTGTTGCTGATTGCGGACCTCCTGTTCTTCAATTTGGTTCTGCACAATCTGCTCCTGCATCTGGTCAAGCTTTGGCTTGAACTGCTTGGCTTTCTTTTCCAATACACCTAAGTCTTTCCAGGTGTTAAGCTCCTCATCAATCTCTTCCGGGGAACCAAAGTTGGTTGCCTGCAGATAAGAGCGGATGATGCCTTCCTGGTCTCCTTCAGCTGTTGGATCTAAGTCACGTACTTGTTCTACCTGAGCCAGTGCCTGGAAAAGACCTTTTAAGTCTTGTCCGCCATCCATTACATACTTTGCAGCGTACTGCAGTTCATCAGGCAGAGATTCAAAGAATTCTTTTGGTGTGCTTGAAGCAACCTCACTCTTGAGGTTATCAACGTTAGCTTTCCAAAGCTCATCCATATCTTTCTCTGAAAGCGTGCCCAGGTAATCATCAAGTGATTGCTTAGACTCATCGTAGTCATCAAAGGCAAACATTTCCTTTGACTCAATGCGCTTCTTGAAGAACTCAACTAAGCCAGACTTTTCTGTCTTAGGTCTTCCACCTTTACCTTTAGCAGGCTCATCCTGGTCATCTGAGTTATCATCACTCAGTTTACCAAATAAGTCATCCACATCTACAGGAGCGGGAGGAGTTTTACCTGCATCATCTGAATCATCATCAGCAGCAGGTGTATCTTTTTTGTCAACAAAGCTCAAGTCAACGTCTTTGTCTTGAGAGAACATGTTAGGCTTAGGATCTTCTTGCGGAGTAACAATGCTGTCTGCTCCTGGAGCTCCTAACCAGCTATCAATATCAAGGTCTACTGTCTTTACAGTAGTATTATCAGCTGCGGTTTGCATAGGGTTGGTTGGTTTGGTTTTCTGTGTATCGCTACATTAATAATATACACAATTAAACCTCAAAAATTTGCAGCTCAAACCCTTGCTGTACCTGACCTGCGGACTATATGGCTATAGATTATTTTTCTTTTTTTGGTGCGTCATACTTGTTCTTGTTAGTACGCGCTATTTCAAGTTGTTTTTGGGCAATACTCTCTTGTGAGCGTAATTTCTCCCGGTCTATGTTCATCTTCTCCTGGGCTGTGCGGCCTTTGTTTATTTCCTGCTCGCGCTTGAAGTTCATCTGCTCCTGGTATTGACCTTGCTGACGAATGTCTTTCATGGCATCCTGGTAGTCACCTACCTGGTTTTGATTAAGGTCAACGGATGCACCGTAACCTGCAGAGCGGATCTCAGCTACTGTGATGTCCTTCTGAATCATCTTGTCATCACGGTCAGCTGCAGCCTGGATCTCCATCTGCTTAGCTTTCTCCTGAGCGGCAAGCATTTCCTGCTGCATGGTTTGCTGCTGTTGTAACTCTGCCTGTTTCTGAGACTGAGATTTCTCTTCAGCAGATTTCAATACGTGGGTGATCTCTGCAATAGAGTCTGCCTTGATCAAATTACCCAAGTCATATATGGATGCACCGGAAGTGTTGTTACTCATGGCCAGTTGCTTTAACTGTTCCATGATCTGACGCTGGTTGGTCTTAGTTGTACAGAACACATTGAGCTCTCTAAGCAATAGGTCAGTACCATTCATCTGGAAGTTTACCTTCTCATCTGAGGAAGTAACATATTGCAGTCGTAAACTTGGCTTCTGGGAGTGATAGTACTGTGACAGATCAGTTCTCATTTCATGGACACGCGGCATCAGATAGTCTGAGTGCTGCGTAAAGTAAACCTCTGTCTGTGCGTAAGAAGAGTTCACAGCCTGGTCAATGCCTGTGGCTGATTGACGGCCTATCTCCTGGCCCAGACGTTGCGGTGTTAAGCCAATGGTTTCAAAAGCCTGTTGCTTGAAATAATTGGCCAACTGGATACGCGACATCAGTCTGTTTGTCTGCTCCAGGTTAAGTACCTGGTAGTGCTGGAATGCCAGCGGATTTTCTGTATTGGTAATGGTTGTATCCAGCGGTAACATCTGGAAGTCCTTCATGGCCACATAAGCTTTAGCCAGGTTGTTCTTGCCCCAGTCTTCGCCCATAGAGTGACGTGGAAGCGCGTTCTGGTCAAACATGATCACTGTTCCCAGCTCGTCTACTAAGATGTCTGCAATTTGGTTATTTACCACGTTGTATCCAATCTGGAAAGGCTTCATCAGGTCTACCATAGCCACAGAACGTGTGTTACGGTCAGAGAATACAGATCCTTCTACCGGAAGCTTGCAACCATACAGGGTAGCATCCCCCTTAAACTGGAATGGTACTCTGCCTGGCTTGCCTCCGTTCATACCCAGGTACATAGGATTCAATCCCCCAGGGTTATTTTGTCCCCAGAAAGCAGGACGGTTAGGGCCGATCTTTACACCACCCCAGGTCTCATTGATCCAGATCCAGTCAATGTGCTCACCAAAGAGTAAGTTGTCTTTGCTCTTCTCCTTGTACACTACTGTGTTGTACATGGGCTTATCTGTGACTTTGTAGTCTTCACCAATGATAGCCTGGATCATGTTGCCTTCCTCATCAATTCTGGTCAGGTGGCCTACCTTGCGTTGGCTTTTCCAATAAATAGTGGATACGCGTAGCAGGTGGGTTTTACCAAAGTCTACGGTATCTTCTGAGTCTGAAAGTATCCACTCTACAATATCGCCTGTGCCAAACTGTGTGTCATACAAAGAAGTAAATTGTCTGTATGCCAAAGAAGGCATCTGTGTATTCCATTCATGTGAACGGGTTCCGTCATAGAAAGAACCGTCATTTTGTTTACCGCCTACGGCATAACCTGCAGCACGTACCGGGTACAGGGTTTCCAAAGACTCCATTTGCTCCTGATCCATCATCCAGCCAAACTGGTCAATCACATCAGAGACACTCATAAGGTCAATCTTTCCCACCCAGTTGCCCTGAGAGATATAGCGTACATCCGGGCTCTTATGGTAGAATGTCAATAACGGGTTCCACAGCTCCAGGTCATAGTCATTCTCATTCATCTTGAAGTGCCAGAACTCGCGGTCTGTAATCAAGCTGTCTCTAAAGGCACGCTCTTCCAGCTCCTGCATTCTGAAACGCTCCTCATCAACATTCTGCTGGTGGGTAGCCCACTCCTCAATCATGGACCGGTAGTTCTTTTTGAAGAACTGCTCAATCTCCGGCAGTGTCATCAGGTTCTCTTTGCTAAGCTGCTGCTGAGATTCTTCAGACTCCATATCAGCACCCATGGCTAAAAGCTGTTGGCTGATCTTTTGCTGAGCCTGTTGTAGTAATACCTGCTCAATCATTTCCCGTTTCTCCTCCATCATCTCATTGTATGAAAGGTCATCTACGGCTCTGAAAGTAATCTTGCTGGCACGCTTGGAAAACTCCCCACACAGTACGTTAATTACGTTGGGAATGATAGGATAAAACTTAAGTTCAAATGCACTGGCATCTTCCTTTGTCAATACGTCAATGAGGTCACTCATCTCATTGTTCTCATCGGGCAGATAATCACTCTTGTCAATAATACCTTTAGCCAGGTTATAGTTCTTCATCAACCTGCGAGCATTTCTGCGCAGCTGCTTCATACCCTGGAATTCCAGCCAGTCTAAACAATGAGCTTTCCACTCATCATCTTTCTGCTTCTCTGGTAAGAACTGAACGGGCTGGGTGAGTGATCCCATCTTATTCAGCTCGGTCTTTGTACCAGCTTTGGCCTGCATTGCATTAAAAACCTGCATTTATTCTTATAGTTTAGTCAGTGTTCTCATTGATTGAGCCAACTGTATTTGTTAAAGTAGCTCCCTGGGGAAGAGTTGTTGTAGTTGTTGTACCGCCAGTACTTGTCCCGAATGTAAGGTTGGGTACAGTTATAGTGCCTGTCCCTGGATAATTGTATGTTCTTGGTGGGTAATTTAGTCCGCCCCATTGTGTGCTTGAAGAAGAAATATTAATCTCAGGCTGCACAATGTCTGCGTCTAGCAACATCAACGCTTCCTGAAGTGTGATTACATGGGCATCAATGCACTTGGCAAGGATGTCAATTTTTTGCTTATGCCTTTCTTGATTTTCCATTTGCATTGTGTTCTAAGAGTTCATCATATTTATCAAGCATTGCTTCCACAACAGGATGTCTGTGGTTGGTTGCAAGTACTACTGATTCACAGTCTTTGACCTTGTTGGCAATAGACAACAGGGCTTTAAAACCACTGTCACCCCGGGACTTTAAATCTACCTGGGCAGTGTCTCCGCAGATAATCATCTTACTGCGAATACCCAGGCGGGAGATGATCATAATCATGTTCTCATTGGTGCAGTTCTGCGCCTCATCAACAATGACCACGCTATCAAGGAATGTTCTACCACGCATGAAGGCAAGGGGTACAATCTCTACCAGTTCATCCTTGATGACTGCATTGACTTTCTCCTTGTTGTATAGTTGGTAGAAGTTAGAATAGATGGGCTGCATCCAGGGCTCCATCTTTTGATTCAGGTCACCAGGCAAAAAGCCAATCTCTTCTTTAGAGACTGTAGGACGGGTAATCACAATCTTCTTCACCTGCTTCTTAAATAGAAGATCCAGCGCTACCTGACATGCCAGTAATGTTTTACCACTACCTGCCTGCCCTGATAGCACCGTAAGGGTGTTATTGAGTATGACCTCCTTTGCTGCTTTCTGTTCCTCGTTAAGCTGAAGTTGAAACTTGATAGGGCCTTTCTTATCAGCCTTTTCGTCCTCAATCTGCCGAGTTATCTCAGCATGCTTGGCACTTCTGTTTTCTCCCATAGGGGGCTTATCTTATATTTCTAAAAGGATTTCGGGACGGTCTGGCAGTAGTAGAATTGCCATTGTTTGTACCCATGTGTCTAAAAGGAGACCTCATAGATAATTTACTCATTTTTTGCGAGTTCTCCAATTTATCATTGACGACTTCCACTCTTTTTGCTATACCCCTGTTACTTTTTTGCACGTTCACAAAAGCTACAAGAGCACAAAATGTTACAAGCCGGTCAACGTTGAGCCCAGGTATATACACTGACATTTCTTTTAAGAGCATTGGGTCAGGTATTCTCTCCACTCCGTAGGTTATTTTGGTGACGTTGCCGTCATCATCAGCATCTACGTGCAGCTCTTCCTGCAGGAATTCAATCCCGTAGTTTAACAAGTGCTGCTTAAATAGAGTTCCCGTATTCTTCCACCCGTATTCTGAATACACAGAGCGGTTAGCACCCAGGTCTTTGAGGTACAGGATCTGGTCTTTAGGAACCATGTACTTCTGTTTTCTACGTGATATCATGTACTGGATAAACAAAGACACGTTGTTCTCTATCAGGGTCCAGGCATTGTAGGTCTCAATGATCATTTCCAACCGCTCGTGGGTTTTCTTTAAGTCATCATAGCGACCTGTCCAGGTACACACAATGCCATCTTTTTCCACATAGGTGCTGACCTTCCCATTACCCTCATCCCGTGTTACCTGTATCTCGTTCTTATAAACTATGATTGAACACAAAGAGTCTGAAGTAGTAGTCTTGCCTTCACCCACGGGGTCAATGCTGGCGTAATAGGTTCCCCAGGGCACATTAGGTATGGGCCTTTCCCACATACAGATCACCCCTTCTTTGTTCTCCGTCTTCATACTGATGGGAAACTCCATAATGGGCAGCTTGTTAGAGTGCTTGATGACAATCTTGTCATTACCATCACGGGTCATATCCACGTACTCTACCGGGTACTCTTTTTCCTGGATACGTTGTAGCTGTTTGGATACAAGGTGGGTAGGGAACTTGGCCTCTTTGCGGGATGCAAAAGCCTCTTCAATGTTTCTGGGATGCTGTGAAATTTCCAGCTGGTAGTCCTTGGGATCAAGGTCTTTTTTCTTTTTGGCAAAGTATTCATCCAGGGCAATTAACGCTTCTTTGACCAGGGAGTTACCATGAGTGTCAATGTACGGAGGCATACTCCACTGCTCGGGAATAAATAGTCCTGTTTTACCTAGTGTGCCGTCTTTGTCAATAATGTCTGAGTCTACCGCATAGAAACTATTGGCAGAGGGCTCCAGGATGTATTTCTTTAAAGGTTCACATTGGTCCAAATCACCGACAGATCCTGCACAGATAAACATACCTGTGGTAAGGAAACCGGATTGTAAGGCTGGTTTAATGAAACCGTAGGTATCATCCATCTTTGGGGCAATACCGGCCTCCTCGTGAAAGAAGTAAGTTACCGGTCCACCGACACCGTTAGTAGGGTCTTTCTCAAAAGAGTATGAGTTAATGGTTGACTTGAGTCCCTTGTAGGTATTTCTGCCATTGACACGTACCTGAATACGCTGTTGCCAGGCTCCTACTTTTTCCGGTTCCAGCGGTCTGTACCAGGCAGTGTGTTCGTTCAAGAAGTTCTTGTACTCATCCAGGAATTTCCAGGTTCCTTTTTCATTGATGTAGTCTTTTAGACTAGCTCCCATTTTAAGCACCGCTCCTTCTTCAAACCAAAAGGTGTTGATGAGTTTAGCGGCATGGAAATAAGAAGAGGCTATCTGACGTTTTTTTAAGATAACAGCGTGCTCATAATGTAGCTCGGCCAATTGCTCGTATAGAGCCATGTGATACTGAGCGTCACGGATCTTGGCAAAGTCAAACTTCTTCTCTTCTTTGTCATAAATGGGTAGAAAATTAAGCCACATGTAATAGTCCCGGCTGACATACCAGGACTTGTTGCCACTTTTTACAATTACACCGTTACGGCATTTTTCTTTTTGGTCATTCCAGTAGAACACAAAGTCCTTGCTCTTAAAAGGAGCGTTGCAGAAATATCCCTGCTGTTGGAATAAGATGGACTGCTCCTTAAAAATAGCAGAAGACACATCATCAAACTCATACTTACCAGGTTCTTTGAAGCAGGACTTTACAAAGTCCCTGAACTCTTCCCTGCTTTGAAACAAGGTGGTTGTCCAGTGGCCGCTATCATAGGTTGGTACTTCTTTATAAAAACTCATAGGTATGCTTCCATAGTTTTTTCCATCAGGTAGCCTATCAGGTAAGCATAAGCTTCATCTGATCCGTCCACCAATGTTAACCCCCGGTAATCCAGGATAAAGTCTGTAGCATGAAAGAGTTCATGTACCAGGGTGTTATAATCTCTGGGATCTTTGAGGTCGCTGTACATGCGGATAATTACATTACCCTGGATATGTGCGGTCTTGCCTTGTTCCTGGACAATCTGCTGGGCTACAAGATCACATGCTGACTGTGCAGCCTGTTTGTCTGCCCTGTCCCATATTTTCATGTAGGACCGGATAAACTCTGCATCTGTCTGGTTTATGGAGACTGTTACATAGCCCCCGTAAATAGGTAAACCAATAACAGTGAAGCATTTTTTAGCTCTTCTCTGTACTTTCTTTTTGCGAACCGTCATCAGTAAACATGGACAAGAGTGGATTTATAGTTTTGGCGTAGACTACACTGTCATACGGGGCATTACCATTGAGGTATTGCATGTAAAAATCCCGGTGTACACAAGCCCATTGTTTGGTGTACGGGTTAAAGTGAAAGACATGTTGTTGGATTTCTTCATTCATAAATTTCCCAGTCATTAGCTAAAAGGTCATCGTCAGCATTCACATAAATACTCTTGGAATACTGGTCGCACTTGTAAATTTTCTTTTCAAATCCCACCCCATTTACTGGAGTGATATAAAGCTTGATGTAAGTATCAGGCTTCCAATCTGGTCTTCGCATTTTATGCCCAAAAAGCATCTGCTCCAGCACTTCTCCAAAATTCATTACTCCTTCAAAGTCAGGATTTTCACTACATTCATTTGTGCATTGAGGATCTCTCCGTAAGTGTGGTGAAGTAGGTGATGCTTTACTGAGTTATTAAGTACCAGATTTTCGTTGCCCTCGTATACCAGGTCAGCTAGTTCAGCACATAATTCTTTTGCCCTGGCTACTTTAGGATCCCCCGAAGGATTGAAGGTGTATCCTACTAACTTTTGACCAAAGGTTGGTTGTGGTAAAGGTTCTAAATCAGTGTAAACTTGGTTTGTCATAGTGTTGGTGTTTAGTATATGGCACTTAGAGTAGGAAGACGGATTCGAACCGCCGTGCACCTGTTTTGCAAACAGAGGGCTAAACCGCTCACCCATTCCTACTTGTGTTGAAAGAGAGGGATTCGAACCCCCGTACCCCGAAGAGAGCAGATTTACAGTCTGCCGGTTTTAGCCACTCACCCACCTTTCAGTATCAAAACTTGCAGCTTTTACAAGTTTTGCTAGTACTCCCAGTCAGACTCGAACTGACACATCTTGCGACACCAGATCCTAAGTCTGGCGTGTCTACCAATTCCACCACGGGAGCAGTTAAAGAGACTGCGGGTCTTTCAAGGTTTCTGATTAGCCTGATTTTACTTACACTTACTATAAACCTTTTTTCAGTGTAATCACCATTATCAGAGGTGTGCTAACTACAGCTTCAACCATCTCTTTAGAGCTTCCTGTAGGATTCGAACCTACGACCACTTGATTACAAATCAGGAGCTCTGGCCAGCTGAGCTAAGGAAGCTTATGTCGCATATATTAGACATTATGCCCAAAAACAGGGGTTAATGGCTAATATATTAATCATTGCACGTCCTAAAGGATTCGAACCTCTACCAACGGTTTTGGAGACCGCTATGCTACCATTGCACCAAAGACGCGTACTCCAGTCTATTCCTGGATGTCAACTGCCTGCCTACTTTCGCGCTTGGACAGATTCAGTAGAGATAATAGGACTCGAACCTATGGCCACTGACGTATCAGATCAGTGCTCTAACCAACTGAGCTATATCTCTATTTGTAGAGAGTGAGAGGCTCGAACTCTCGCGGCTGTAACACCCTACCTCGTTAGCAGTGAGGCCCCTTCACCAACTTGGGTAACTCTCTATTTTGTGGAGACGGTGGGAGTCGAACCCACGTTACCGTGCTACCCGGTTTTAATCAGAAGCACCAAAACCCGTCATCCCCTTAATTCAAACTTATAAGCCGGAGTATTAGTTCCTGTACCTACATTACCTGTTGTAGATATGGTTAATTTTCCACTGGCAGTAATGCGCATACGCTCTTCAGGCATCTGCCTTTTTTGCTCGGGTAATACACTCAAGGCTGCTAAAGCCCCCAGGTTTGATAAAAAGTTTCTTCTCTTCATTGTTTACTACTTTTTGCTGTAGCGGAAGGATTCGAACCTCCAAGTGGACTTTAGCTATAGGACATTGCGCGCTATTTGTGGTCAACCCTTTATCCTACGTTTATCAGTAGCTCCACACCCCCGAGACAGGAGGGCACGTCTGCCAATTTCATCACACTACAGTATACTAGGTATCGTACGCTAAATTCTGTCCTCCTCGAACCTGTGAGGACTGTTCTTCTTCTAAGTCTCTTAGTGTACCCTTGAAGCTTTGTCTGATCTGTTCAAACTTGGAAGCAGCATTTACAATAGCAGTAATATTTCCATCACGTCCATGCTCAATAGGTGTAATCTCCATATAGTGAGCCAAACGGTCAAGCATACTCTTCATACCAATATAAGCCCTGTATGTAGGCGTTTCATAGAGCTGTCTGCATCTCTTTAGTGCATAGATGATCATTTCATCCTCTGTAGAAAACTCAGCGGCAATATCCCTTAATATAAGGTCTTCCTTGTCCTGCTCTGGGGTGTCAAAGTATGGATTGAGATCCGGGCTAGGGCAGCTCATGTAAAACAGGTAGGTCATGATCTTTGTGGCCTCCTCTTTGTCGTAAGATTCCAGAATAGTATTTAGGAAGCTTAGCGTATAGCAATGCTCAGATGGCACTACTTTGCCACTAGCTATGTCAAATAATCTTACCATTAGTCCCAGTGCTTGTTATACTCCTCAAAGTAAAAAGTCAAATCCTGTGTCTGATCATCGTAATAATGCCCAACCACGTCACTTTTAAAATTACTTCCCAGATTTTCACATAACGCTGTGGTGATTACCTGAGTTCCTTCTGGTAATAATTCTTTTAGCACTTGTGTAATCCACATGTAGTTAAATCCACGGATGATTCCTGCCTCACAGAGCACCACATGCTTGTAGTTCTTTCTTGCTTCCTGAAACTTGACTCTAAGCCTGTATTCAAATGGAGAGAAATCCTGTTTAGGATAAGGAACCTCTACGTGTTCTAAATCACACATCTCCCCTTCATGAGAAAGCTGATGGGCCATAAACATAGACACCATAGAGCTGTAATCAGGCGACACGTTGATCACCAGGGTATTTGAAGCATTGACTTCCGGGTATTTTTTGTGGAGTTCCCCTGCTAATTTTTTTAGCAAGGTATATTCAAAATCACGGTCAATTAAATAGGGCTTTCTCATTTTTTGCTTTTCACAATCTTTTCTCTGAAGTCATGCAGGTAACTAATCATGTTAATCACCTCACTTTTCAGATATGGAACATCATACGGAATAACATCAGCCACAATAGGATCACCGTTGCAATCACGGGCGGCTATGGGGTTGTCGTACTTATCTTTACCGGCTTCTTCAAACTTGACGTGGTGCAAAGTCATTTGACCTGGGTCCAGTTTATGGTTATGCTTTTGGATAATGTACATGTACGTAGAGAGCTGTAAGGCGTAGTGCATAAAATTACAGTCATCTAAATGAGCCAGGGGCCCCTTCATTTTCTGTGAAATACCTTCCCAGTTCTTAAAGCTCTCTGTTTTAATCTCTTTGTTGGTCTTGTAGTCCAGGATATTGATTTTGGAATTAACCACATCCACGTAGTCACTCTGACCACAGATACCGGCAGACTTTAAAAACACCATGTGCTCAGGATAAACGCCATCTACAAGCTTCTGTGCAGGAGCATACTTGATGCCGTCAATCTCCACAGGTTTGAACACCGGTACTTCAATACCGTCTTTGGTCATCGTGCTTAGCTCACAGATATCACTCTCACGTTGATTGTGGTACCAGGTACCCAATGTAGTGGCTCTAAGCGCTTCTGACTTCCAGGCATCCCGGATATCGCCAGGGGTCATACCGTACCATTTGCTTCGCTTGTTCTTGGCACTCTTCTCAGACATGCTCTGTGCATCAAAAGGCTGCTTAAAATAACCTACCAGCGTAGTTACGCTTAGCCAGTTTATAGGCTCTTCATCAATGCTCTTATACTCGTGTTTGTCAGGTATGAAAATTATTGCCATGACTAAAACCTATTTGTTGTTTTGGTTTATCTATCCTCGTTAGTAATTCATCTATAGAATGAAAGGTTACATAAAACCGGGAGCTGAAGCGGTCATAGACCATGCTGCGCTTTTTATTTACCCGGTTATTCTTACCTACATATTCCTCTATAGAGGTAATGGCGTCTCTGTGAAACCATTTGCGTATGGAGATTTCTCTCACCAATACCTGACGCTCCTCAGGGAACTCATCCTCTCCATGTTTCTCATAGACCGTTTTGGTCTTGTAGATAGGATGTGATATGATGAGTTCAATCATCATTACATACCCAGTTTAATGTTTAAAGCATCTTCCTGTTCCTGGGTCATAACGGCCTCCCATTTTCCTTTGGGACAATCACTGGACAGTGATCTGGTCTTAAAACTCAGAGAGCATCCACATCCACCCCTGGTCTGGTCACAGCAAGGCTGCGTTCCAGGAGCCATGCAACCGGTACCTACAAAATCATAGAGGGTACAACCCTGGCAGATATTCATACGTACCTGAGCCACTGCTTCCACATCTTCTTTTCTGAAGATATTGTTGGTGATCCCTTCCAGGATCTGGCCTTTATTTTTCCAGATGGTTATCAGGTTCTCCTTGAGACTCATGTCGGTGGGTTTTAATAAACTCTTTTCGTTGCATCTCTACCTCAGCCAGCTTCTTGAGTTGCTTGAGGTCATAGATCTTCTCGGCATTCTTGTACCTGGCTGATATCTTCTGGAAACCCTGTTGCTGGTTCTTTTCTTCAAAGGTCTCCAGCCGTTCAATTTCTTTATCTATCAACCAGTGCTTGCAGGTAAAGTCGCCTAAGTTGGCCACATGGACCCTTATGTTCTTCATCCTGCTCAGGGATTCTCTCACAGTACTCCAATAGTGGGATGTGACATCCTCTATCAGCGTCTGGGATACCTGCAGCTGTAAAGCCAGTTGAGGTATCAGTTCTTTGGATTTTTTAGGACGTAGCAAGGGCGACAAACTTGTAGTCTAACAATATATTCCCTTGGGTCACCATCTGGATAATAGGGTTTAGCATGATCCGTTTCTTGGTCTTACCATCCTTTACCACCAGGCTCTTACGCTCCGCTTTGTTGACGGCATTTCTAACCGTCTGTGGAGAGGAGAAGATACCTGCATCTGCACACTTGTTGCAGAACTCGGTAAGCTCTTGTTCTCCTTCCTGTGCAAGCATGGACAAGCATTCCAAATCTGATTCACTCACAGCAATCTTCTGCAGGTAACAGTGTGTCAGGATCTGGAACTTGATGCAGTCCCAGTATTCCATCCTGACCTTCTTTTCTACCTGGTTGAACGTTGCCATTATCCTCGTTTCAATTTCTTACTGGACTCTTCGGTCTCTGTAAGGGTATCGTCTTCCTTTGGTGGCTCCATCATCTGCGTTAAGAAAGCAATAGCTTTCACTTCCTCAGCTCTGGCACGTGCATAGTTCATGTTTAGCTCCTGGAGCTTTACACGCTTTTCCATGATTTCAATTTGCTCTTCTAAATGAGCCATCATCTGCTCCTTTGAGGGCATCTCTTGTTGTTGTTCTTCTTGGGACATTGGATTGTTGGTTTATAGTTCTAAATCTTTATCAGTGTGGGTGGTGATCTTTAAACCCTTTGCTTTGGTCCAAAGATTAAACACGCTATCATAGGGTACATCCACGGTGTATGTATCGCCTACTTTGGTGTATATCGTGGTACAGTAGTACAAAGGATCCAGGATCTCATCAATGGTCTGTTTAATGGCACATACCTCCGTAAGGTCAATGGCAAACTTGATCCAACTGCCTGGATCCGGTAGGTTCAAATCCTCAGATTCTTCCTGGGAAATGGCATAGCAGTGTACGTTACATTGTAGTATCATAGGATAGGCCCTCAGTAATAATATACTTAAAAAGTTTAAACTCTACAAATTTACTCACATTTATTGTAGAGGTGCAAGCATTACTTTTGCACAGGTGTTCATATTAACACCGCAGGTATATAATATATTTTACTGTAAAGGGAGGGAATAATAGAAAGGTAAGAGAGTAACTATCAAGTAACTAAATGTGCTACTCTCCCTGGGCCTCATCCTGGATAGCTTCATGGAGGTATTCAGCTACTTCTGGAGATATTTCGTAGACGTCCTGATTTATGTAGATATGGCCTTTAAGGAATTTTATATAGTCGGCAATCAGGTACACGTAATTCATAACATGCCCACTGAGCTCATAGGTCACCTTAACCGGGATGGTATTGTATTGCTTGCGTAGAATAATGCGGTGGTACTCTAACTGTTGCAAAGATTCTGAAAGCACCTTCACAGAACAATCCGGCAACCCTGCCTTTATCTGGGAGAACCTCATAGGACCATCCTTTAAACTGTGTAGTATAATCACTCTCCATTTCCTACCAAATATATCAGCTCCATAGTGGGTAATTGCAGCATTCATTCTTATAAATTATAATAGTATCAACTGACAAAGTAATTGCATACAACTTGTATAGCTTATTGCATACGTTTACTTTTTTTTGTCTTAATACTAAGTGAGTAAGAAGTAACCTAGTTACCGTTTAGGGATTGGGTATCCAGGTGTTAGTGAGGTTAAACAGAAAGGAGTAGTTCTTGGTAGATGTAATGTACAACTATTCCTGGTATAAACACGCCCCCCTATGTATAACTTGTGCAGACACCCCCCCGGTAGTTCTCTAAATGGACCTGGTGTGTGTGGGAAGGGAATGGGCATGTTGCATATAGTAGGTTATGTAGGAGGCCACCTCCAACGACCCCTCCCTGTGATTGATGTGTAAGGTACCCCCTAGCGGTTGTGGGGTCACTAAACATACACATCACCCACTACTATGCTAAAATTCGTAGCAAGCAATGTAAAGAAAGTTGTTGCTCTGGAAGAGTCAACTTCACCTGTAACAGGTATCGCAGTATTCCAGGATGGTACGCAAGCTATGTTCTCTGTGGTAAAGCACCTCGAAGAAGATGGCACTCCCAAGTTCTTAACGGCTGATGACACGCTCAAAGCTGGCTGGAAGGTGGAGGGTGACTGGTTGCGCGACCCTAACGCAGCACGTGGCGGCTTAACGCTGGCTACTGCTAAGCGCAGAACTATTGCGGACGAGTAAGCCCTAAGGGGCTTCTCGCCCTTTTAGCTCATTTAGCCTCAGCTTCCGTCAGCATATTACAAGTCCTTCAGGGCAGGTGTAGTACAGACTATGTCTGCCCTTTTACAAAGCTAATGTCAGGTGTGATTAGTGTCAATCACGGAATAGTACAACACATTTTAGTATAATCCCTGGGATTTCTCTTCCGGGTTCTTAAAATAGTACAAGAGTGTGTGTGTTAGTAAGAGTGTGAGACACCATCAACACCACTATCCTTTAACTCTCAGTACTCCTCTCAACATATCCCTCAAAAGCGGATTAGATAGCTATACACTGCATCTAAGCCCTTCATTGCATACAAACCTTAGTTTCACCCAACACCTCTGACAGTAGGTCCTCACTGTTCTCAGTCATTATGGTAATCTCATACACCATGTCACTTGTTAATCATCATGCTATTCCTCAGATAGTAGATAACCTCTCTTTGCTTAAAGACAAGATATCTAATATCAAGGTTATAGAGTATTATTCTACAAGCCTTACCATTAAGATGGCGCTCACTCGTGAGTTCACTCATGAAGAGCTTATTAGCCTTGGTGTTCTTATAGGTAATATAGAGAAACAAGCGGTTTCTTAAATCATTCACCGGGCCCTTAGTGGCTCGGTTTCACCCAATCTCTGACTGTAGACAACAGTCGCAATCTATGTATGGAAAAGATACTAGAACTGGCGCTCAAAAGTGCGCCGATTAATACCAAAAACCTGATGCGTATCTTCAAGGCTACCGGTAATGCTCAAGTAGCAACAGAAATTGCCCTGGGCATCTTTGAAGAACCTGAAGTTCCTTATCACTGCTCTCTTTATATCGACAGCATGTATCATGATGCTAAGCTTGTAGAGTATAATCCTTTTACAGATGAGGTGAGGTTCAGCTACACCCCTTGTGAAATGAAAAGAGGGTGGGTACCAAAAGGAACAAAAAATCCCACAACAGATGACTTCGCATCTACCTCAACCTACTCTAATAGTGCAGCTGGTGATCTGGGTATAACAACCGAAGAGCTGGAAGAGCAGTATGATAAGGTGAGTATTGTAACAAACCTTAGAGACTATCGTAACGAAACCACTACCTCTCTTTCCTCTTGGACAAGACGAGAGTAAAATACGTACAAAAGGGTCTCTTTCGTGCCGGTGTGTTGCTTACACCGGATTGCTCTTACAAGCAAAGACAGGCAGACTATCCTGGGTAATTACCAGGCATCAGTGGCAGGATTGATGCACAATGTCATGGAGGACCTGCTTTCCTCTACTGTTTCACCTGGGTGGAGTGATGCTAGGCAATATGTCCTGGCGAATCCACCCATTTTTTTATCCCAATGAGTAAATTCAAAGTATTCAACACGCTCAAGAAAGCTAAGCACTATGTCAAGTATTACAATACCATGATGGCTAATGAGATAAACACCGACCCATACTACGGTGGTGACTATCATCATGACTATCTGAGTATTGATGGCGACAGAGTGCTTAATCATTCTGGTTGGCGGTGTGGCTGCGGCTGTGACCGTGGACACAACAATCTGACCGTAATAGGCAGAATTAAATCAATTGTATAACCCATAACAAAAAAACAATGAAAAAAGTAATCCTTGCCCTGGCATTATCAGGGCTTCTGTTGAGCTGTTCAGATAGAAACAAAACAGTAAAAGTAAAAAGTGGTGCCTTGATCTCAGTATTTGATCCGGGAAGAGTTGATCTTCCTAGAGGTACTAAAGTATGCGCACTTGGTTACACCCAAAGTGGTGGAATCCGCTGGACAATGTGTACTGATGGTGAGTTCCTGGATACAACCTATGTTATCAAACACAACATCAAGGGTATATCTAAGAACGTAGCTATCATCCACAAAACCGGATACGTACAGTAGTCATGAAAGTAGGTAACTACGTTGCATTAGTGCTGGCAAGTGCCGGACTAATGATCATGCTCCTGGCTTTATTTATCTTTGGCCAGAATAGTAACAGCCTGAATGAAATCTCAGTGCACCTTTTATTTTTTCTTGGATCTGTGATAGCTGCTTTTGGTATCTTCTCTTTGAAGCCAACCAAGCAGTGATCACGCAAACTCTAATCTAACATGAAGACTTATCATATTTTTCATGCAGTGATGCCTCAGTTTGAGGAAATCATTGAACAAGAACGTAAGTACGTAGGTTCTGTACTTGCTGAATCTTTAGAACACGCATTTGTGCGTAGTCAGAATCTTGAACGTCACTGGAACCAACAGAGTCCGTGTCGTAGCACCAGTGTAGGTGATGTTATTCAGTCAGAAGACAATAACATTGACTATTTGGTAGCAGGTATTGGTTTTAAGGCTCTTATCCAGTTTGGGTAAGAGCTTTTAACTGGTCAGGTGGCGGAATTGGTAAGACGTGCTTAAAACAGGCGGTTATAGAGTGTAGCTATGTATATAACTTTTGCAGGTTCGAATCCTGTCCTGACTACAGTGGTGTCATTACCATAGTTTACGAACTGAAATAAAAATGTGACAGCTGGAAAGACAGCATTTTTTTCAACCAAACAAAATAGTATGAAAGCAATATTGCTCTTATTACTCGGGTTTAGTGACGCGGACACCAAGATGATTAAGAAAGAAGTAGAATCTTTCTATCATGTCAAGGTAACAAGCGTGCAACAGGCAGATCTTCCAGAGATTGCCTATGAACCCATTCGCAAGAGGTACAAAGCAAATGAGATTCTTGACTACCTGGTCCACGCTTATCCGGAATACACTGTACTGGCTATAACTTCCAAAGACATTGCCATGAG